ACTAAGTCCCAGCTTGAGCACGCCGAGTGCGGCCACGGCTGCGATCGCGGCGACGCCGATGCCGGCGATTGCGGGGATCAGGCTTGCAGCAATGGGAACCGCCATGGGCGACAACGCGACGAGCGCGAGCCTGACGCCACCCAGCGCGGCTTCGGTCTGCCCTGCGCTGCCGCCGTCGCTGACGTTCAGCGTGGACCTTTTGCCGCCCAGCGCGTCAGCTTCCGCGCGGATCGCGGCGAGCTTCGCACTGGCCTCTGCGGCGTCGACGCGCACGGCAACGCTGGGGCTCTTGGCTGCCAAGCGGTCCAGTTCGGACTGCACTGCCTTGATCTCCGCGAGCGCCTGAGCCTCGCTGACGTCCACGCCGATCGTCTTGTCGCGCAACGCGTCTAGGCGCGCACGCAGCCCAGCGATCTTCGTGTCCGCCGCGTTGCTGTCAGCGGTGAGCGTGATCTCTGGCAGCGCGGTCAGCGCTGCGGACAGACGCGTCTTGAAACCGTCTGCCCACTTGCCTGCGGCTCGCTGGCCTTCCGGCTCAGGGTCCGGGTTGAGCGTCCGATCAATCTTCGCCTTGATCTCGTCCAAGGCAGCCGACGCAGCCGCGGTGTCGATCTTGACGCTGACGCGGGAGTCCTCCGCGCCGATCGCCTGCAACTCCGCTTGCAGCTCACTGATCTTCGCTAGCGCGTCTTCGTCGGAGATGTCGACGCCTACGCGCTTGCTGCTCAGCTCCTGAAGCTGCGCGCGGATTTCCTGGATCTTGCGGTCAGCGTCGGACGACTCGGCCGTGATTTCGGCCTTGGGCAAGGACTTGAGCGCCGCCTTGACGCGCGCCTGGAATGCGTCGGCGAACGCCCCGCCGGCCTGCTCGCCGTCCTTGCGGGACTTCTCCTTGGTGGTCGGATCCGTCTCAGGCTTGAGCGGCACCCGCATCTCTGCCTCAATGCGTTCCAGCTCCGCCTTGAGTTGGCGCTGAAACCCTTTGAGGGTAGGAAGAACCGAGATATACGCGCTGCCCGCTTCGTACCCGGCCACGGCACCCCCTTGCTACGTGGTGGTGTCGGAACCTCGGATCATGCGGACGCGGTCACGGTGGCGGCTGCGCGCGTCCCGGGCCGCCAGTCGATCCAGCGCGGTGACGGGCCGCGGCATCCGTGGCGGAGTGGATCCCGTGCTGTGCGCGGCAACCAGCACGTCAATCACGGTGTCCAGTCGCGCGATCATCGGGTCATAGCCGGCCATCGTCATCGGGGCCGGACGGCGGGTCCGGTCCGCGGCGACGCGCCGCGCGGTGGCCTCATCGTCGGCCAGTGCCGCCATGTAGCGGCTGTGTGCTGGCATCCCCGCCAGGAAGCGGAGCAGCTGCCGCCAGGGACGCCGGCCGCGGAAGTAGTCCAACAAGTCCACGCCCAGCAGGGCTTGCATGTCCCACTCGATCGCCTCGCCGTAGCTGTTGATCAGCTCCGCGAGGCCGAGACTTCCCCCTCCGGGAGCAATCCGAACTCGCGCACGATGTCCCGCAGCAGCTCCACAATGGCCCCGTACGGCGCGTCGGCGAACAGCGCTTCCAGCCGCGGCGCGTTCTGCTCGCCGACAATGGCCGTGATCTCGCCGAGAAGGTCCCCGGCCTGCATCGCCGCGTTGATCTTCACCAGCTGCCCGTACGTGGGCTGAGTGATCGTCAGCTCTTCGTTGTCCCCGATGGGCAGTACCACGGGCTCCCGCTGCGCATCCTGCACATAGGAATCCCATGCCTTGAGCTGCACCATGTTGTGACTCTCCCCGGGTGGTCGGTGGGCGGTCGAAGGTGTGGGGTCGCGGCCGACCACCCAGGAAAACCGCGACCCCACGATCAGGGAAACCCTTAGCTGAAGCCCATTTCGGTAGCGCGGCTGATCCAGCCGGGGCCGCCGAAGAAGTACCGCATTGCGTAGCCCACCACCGGATCCGTGAATGCGGTCATGGTGACTTCGCACGTGGCGACGTTATCCGGCGACCACACCTCATCGGCGATGTCCGTGACCGTCACGCGCGGGCACAGGCGCGCAATGTAGATCGCGTCACTGCCGGATCCGTCCTGGAAAATGCCCAGGCAGCGCCAGAAAGTCAGCGCCGGGCGGAGCGGGGACGTGACCTGAAGTTCCTTGCTGGTCGGGTCCAGCGTCATGGTTGTGGGGTCAACGCCCAGCTTCAGGGCGAGCGCCTGCTTGTTCGTCTCCTGGGCCACGAACTTCAAAGTCCTATCGATCGCGACGATGTCACGCCGCGTCGGCTCGACGACGCCCCAGGACTGCACGTCGCTCGTGGTCGTCTTCGCCGACCAGGTTGCGCCCGTCTTCTGGTCAGTCCAGCCGACGTCCACCCAGTTGGTAGTCAGCGCGTTGAGTGCGCCGCTGCTGGTGCTGGTCAGCGCCGTAGGCAGCGGTTCCGACTGCGGCGCAAAGAAAATGGAGCCTTCCAGGGCCTTGCGGATCAGGTCCGTGTGGCGGCTGGCTAGCGCCTCATAGTTTGCAACGGTGGGCACGCGGTCCCTCCCAAGTAGGCCAACGGAAATGCGGCCCCGTGCGGGACCAGATGACGTGACATGGGTGGTCGAAGCTGGGTGGTCAGGTGCGGGGGCGACGCAGCGCTAGCTGGTACGTCGCGGAGATCAACCGGAGCTGCGGGTCATCCCAGGGCAGCAGCTGCGGCGGCGTGGCGTTCTCGCAGTTGTCGATCAGCGCGCCGTTGACGGTCGAGTTACGCGCGGCCAACATCGCCTGCCGGCACTGCTCCGCCAGCGTCCAGGCGGCTGCGGTGTCCCCGTCTTGCACGATCGGATACAGCACGCTGACGTCCACCCGCGGGTAGTCGGTGAACAGGTCATCGCTGCCGCCGACGCGTTCCACGCGAATGATCGGGCTGGTGATCTGGGCCGGCGTGGTGCTCACGGTCGTCCCCAGGGGGGACAGCAGCTGCATGACCACCGCTTCGGCGTCGGCGAACGGCGTGAGCAGCTGCACTAGGACCACACCCTTCGGATCTCGTCCAGGGTGCGGCCCAGTACCCGGTACCCGTGACCGTCGCCGCTGGGTGCCTGCACTTCGAGATACGCGGCGTAGGGCACCGCGGCGAGGATGTCCACGCGGACCCGGTCGCCCTTCCTGCCGCCCAGCCCGGCCTGCACGACGCGGATGCTGTTCCGGTACAGCCCCGGGTGCCGGTCGTCGGGTGGCTTGCCGGTCGGGGCCAGCGCCCGCGCGAACTGTGCGCCCTGCTCCGCCACGTGCGTGCACAACGCCCGTGCTTCGGGGCCGGTGAACCAGCTCCGGAGCCCGGACCGGCTCCGCTCGTACTCGATACGCGCGGTCATCCCGTCACCCGCTTCACGGCCACCTGTAGCCCCGGCTTCCAGTTCGTGAACGGCGTGGCCCAGGTGCCCGGCATCCCGTCCACGTCCCAGACACTGCCGTCCGCGCGGACGATCCGATCGGTGGCCTGGATATCGGCGTCTGCGGGCGCGTACAGGGTGAGGCCAACCACCACCGTGTCCCGCCGGTCCACTGCCTCTGTGGACATCCGGGGGGCGAACACGCAGCCGTCCACGGTCCGGGTGGTCCAGGGCAGCGGATCGCCGCGGGGGCCGGTGGCCGCGGGGCTCGCGGGCCGGCGCACGGTGATCGTCTCGCTGTTCCGGAAGATCACCGAAGCTCCACGGTGGCCAGCTGCCGCCGGTACGGCGCGAGGATCGCCTTTTCGCTGTCGCTCAGTGCAAGGATGCCGTCTTGCCCGGTGGTGCTCAGGCGGTAGCCGTAGGGCCCCACCTGCTGCGAGGCAACGCCCTGTGCGCCCGGCAAGTCGAAGTTCCGCAGCACCATGGAACACGCGACGGCCACGACGGGATCCGGAATCGTCGCGTATCCGTGGGTGTAGTCGACCTGGATCAGCGGCGTGTTGTACCGGTAGAGGTCTAGGACGTCTTCCGGCATGTTGGCCACCACGTCCATTTGCCCTAGCCACAGCTCATTGCCGCCGTCCCACAGCCACGCGGCGAAGGGGATCGGGAGCAGGTTGTTGGGCTGCAACACGTCCACGATCGCGACGGACTGAACGGACACCACCGGTCGCTGCGGTAGCACCGCCTTGAAGCCGATCGGGCGCACCCGGTCCGTGGTCTGCGACTGCGTGAACTGCTGCCGGGTGAACGTGCGGATCACGCTGGACGCGTCGGCGAGCAGGGCTTGCACGCGGAGCTGTTCGGGTGCGGACAGCGTGGCCGGGTACCGGGCCTGGACGTCATCCACGGTGGCGAGCGGATCCACGGCCCAACACCTCCACTGTGTTGACCCACTGCGCCAGCTGCTCGCCCGGGTCCAGCTCCGCCGCTCGCGCGAGCGCGCGTTTCGATGCCGCAGACCAGCCCCGGGGGCTCAGTAGCCGCGTGAGGTGTCGCTCCCACGCGTCCACGTCGTCCCGGTCGGCGAAGTTCCCCCCGTCGCCCAGGGACTCCAGCAGTCCCGCGGTCGGGTGCGCGATCGTCGGGATACCGGAACAGGCCGCTTCGACACCGACCCTGCCCCACGATTCGTAGACGCTGGGCATGAGCAGCACCTTGGTTCGCGCGTACACCCGGTGCCGCATCTCAGGGCCAGGAACGTGATCCAGGATTTCCACGTTCGGCAAGGGGACCTTGATCTGTGGCCCATACGCGCCGGTGACGCCCAGGAACTTCCGCGTGGGGAAACGCTTCGCCAGCTGGTAAAAGACGTCAGCGCCCTTGTCCTCGCACAGGTTGATCAACGTCACGTGACTGCCCGGCGTGGTGGTGTACTCCGCGGCGACCACCGGCGGGTGAATCGTGAGCATCCGCGGCATGGCACGCGCGCCCCGTTCCCAGAGCCACCACGCCGTGAACTCTTCGTGCATCCACTCACTGTTGACAACGACCAGCGCCGGGTTACGCAGCAGAGCAAGACGAGTGTCCCGGAACGTGTTGTGGCACAGCTGAATGCACGGCACGCCGAACTGGTTCGCCAGGATCGACGCGCGCTCCGTGTTCTCCAAGTGGCTGATCACGACGTCCGGGCGTTGCTCAGCGCTGGTGAACCACGTGAACGGGTCGCCCCGGCCTACGTGCGGGAAGACCCGCACCCCGTCGTGCACATACGGTTCGGGGATCTGAAAGTGCTTGCGGGACAGCAGAACATCCACGTCGTGCCCGGCCTGCACCAGCGCACGCAGCAGGGCGTGCGTCATCAGCTCCGCGCCCGCGTTGTGCACGGGCGTGTAGAGGTGCAGCATCGCGAGCACGCGCACCGTGTTGCCTCCCAACAGATGCAGGGGTGCGGGGGCCGATTCGGGGTTCAGCCCCCGCACGCTGTTAGCTGCCGGAGCCCGCCGACTGGAGAACCATGAACGGGTAGCGGAGCGAAGAGTTGGACTGGAGGTTGGTCACGGGGTTGGCCGTCGCGAACCCCAGCCTGATGACCACTCGCATTGCCACGGCATCCTGCTGCATCAGATTGAGGATCACCTTGCCGGTGTCGTCGCTGATCACGCCCTGATCGAACATCGAAAAGCTGATGTCCTGTCGCGTGCCGACGATCGCGTCATCCCAGTCGCCCGCAATGAGCTGCGCGCGGGTGGCATCCCAAGAGCCGTTGTCCACTTCGGACAGGGGGTAGCCGTAGAGCGAACCGCCCGGGTCGCCCTGCAAGTTGGGGACGTAGATCGGGGTGTTCTGCGTGTTGCGCAACGACGTGAGGTGCCACTTGAACCCGGGCCGCACGGCGAACCCGTCGACGGCGAAGCCCTGGCGCGCAAGGTGTTCGCCCAGGAATGCGACGTCCTGCGCCACGTCCACGCCGGTGCCCTGAACGACTTCGTTGCCCGCGGCGACAGCGGCCGTGTAGATGTCGGTGGACCAGGTGGACGGACGAGCGACACCGAACAGGCCGGCACCGTCGATCACGCGGCCGATGGCTTCCACCATCCGGGGGCGAACTTCGTCCCAGATCGGAACCTGGCTGTCGTCGAGGTAGGCGAGGGGGATCGGCACAATCGCCGCGATCTCCTCCGCGACCAGCGTGACACCGGTCCACTTCTGCTGCGTCGTCTGCTTGAGCCCCACGTCACCGCTGACAAAGTAGGCGGTGGGCAGGACATCCAGCACGGGCAGCCGCTGCGTCTTGGTGCCCATGTCGACGGACCGGGCACGCTGCAACAGTGCGCTCTGCTTGGGCAGTTCCTGGATGATCTGGTTGCTGACCGGCTCCGGAATGAGCGGGTCCGGTCCCGTGCCGCCGCCGTAGGTGCCGCCGCGGAAAATGCCCTGGTTATAGGTAGCCACGTGTGTCTCCCTTGTGTTGCGGGGCAGCAGAAACCGGCGTGGCTACGTCTCGGCTGCTGCGATCAGGCGCGTCCGGCCAATCGCCGGATCCACGCATTGGGGTCGTCGCCCTGCCGCGCTGGTGCGCCGACCGCCCCTTGTCGGGCATCGGGCACGCGGGCAGGGCCGGTGCTTCCTGGCTTCAGGCGCTCCGCGAGGCGCTTTGCCTGCTCCAGCGCCGCTTCCGGCTCAACTTCAGTCAGGTACTCCGCCATGTCGGCGGGCAACCCGGCCTGAATCGCTGCGCTGGTGCGGACTTCGCGCGTGCGGTGCTGCGCAAGTTCCACCTGTGCCGCGGCGAGCTGATCGTTGAGCTTCTGCTCAGCCGTCTTCTGCGCGTCGCGGATCTGGTCCAGCTCCCTGGCCGCAGCGGCGTTCTGCTTGGCGGCTGCTTCGTGCTTGCGCGCCAACGCACGCCACTTCTCCGCGTCTGCCTTGTAATCGGGCTCCGCCGGTGCGTTCGCCGGCTGCTGCGGATCGGTGGGCTGCTGCGGGTCGTCGGTGCCGGCCTGCACGCCGGTGGCAGGCAGCTGCTTGCCGTCGTCGGTGCCGTTGGGTGCGGACATGCGCGTGTCTCCCGTGTCGGGACAGCACCCCATGCCGGGGTGCGATGGTGTGGTGATCGGTGCCGGTCGCCGTGTCGGCGATCAGCGGCTAGGACGCAGCTCCGTCAGGGACGTCGACAGCGGCCGGCGTGGTGGGCGGCGTGCCGTCGACAACGGGGCCGCCCGGCATGAGCGCAGCGGCGTTCAGGTACAGCGCCACTTCGTCCCGCGGTCCGCGCGGCTGATAGACGGGGCCCACAGGGGTCAGCAGCGCCGGGCCGAACGGACCGCCGGGCAGCTGGTTGAGCGCGTCCGTGGTGGCCGGCTCGGCAGTCCAGGCGGTACCCGTCCAGCGAACCGTGCGGCCGGCGTCCAGGCGTCCGTGCAGGGACCAGGCGGCCACGGCTCACTCCTCGCCCAGCATGGCCAGCGCGCCCAGTGCGAAGTACTGCCCTTGCAGGCCGGCGTTCACGCGGTCACCTAGGCCGAAGGTGTCTTGCAGGCTGACCTGGAAAAGCTCCCACGACTGCGCTGCCGGGTCCGTCGGGTTGCGGGCTTCGTAGGTCTTGCCCGTGTAGGGGTTCGGCCACTCGTCTTCCAGCGTCACCTCATCGGGCCCGTAGGCCGCGGAGCCGGTCACGGCGCTCAGCTCTGACGGTCGGGACAGCTGGCCGTGTTCGTTCAGGGCCTTGCGACGGACCAGGGCGAATTCCAGGTGCGTCAGCCCGGGGATCGTCCGTTCCATGCGGTGCCCTAGCTCGTGCGCGGTGACCTCAGCGGCGTACCCCGAAAACCCGCCCTCCGGGTCGTAGTGGTCGGCGGACATAGCGAGGATGTCCGCTTTTCCTTCCTGTGCCAGGAAGTACGCCCGGTCGGAGTGCACGGCGTCCAGGGGCCCCCGCTTGTCGGCGGCGACCAGCCACGCCGTAGGAAACACCTGCTCGGCTTCCCGGATCAGGTCCTCAAAGTCGGCGCGCACCGCGGTGTCCCCGGCCTGCACTCGCTGCTGGTGGCCGCCCATGGATCGGACGGACGCCAGCAGCTCGCGCAACACTGTCTGCTGCCGGGCGCGGTACGCCTTGCGGGCGTCGCCGCCTGTGCCCATCCGCGCGTTGTCTTTGAGATCCTGCAACCGCTGCAACTCAGGGTCCGAGAGCAGGAGTTCGGCGAAGTCGCCGTGGATCTTCTCGCCAACGGACAGCACCGTGTCCAGATGCTTGTTCAGCTCCGCAGGCGCGAGTAGGCGGCCGTAGTCGTCGCGCTCATACGCATCGCCCTTGCGGGGCTTCAGGAGCGCCGTGTAGCCCTTCGCTTCGGCTTCCTCTGGGCCCATCGCCGCAATCTCACGTTGGTGTGCAAGGTGATCCTCGCGGAGCCTGATGTCCGATTCGAGCATCCACGTGCGGTCATGCAGGATGCCGCCCCGCTTGGCCTTCGGCGTGCGCTTCGCTGTGAACTCTGCCTGTGTCTCCGCGGTGACCTTGTTCAGGTCAGCCCGGAACTGGTCAATTTCGCGCTGTGTAGAGGCAATCTGTTGATCAATGCTGCGAATCGTCGGCGTGGTGAGCGCGGTCCACTCGTCTGACGTGAGCGGGAACCCTTGGCGCGCTCGCTCAATGTGGCGCGCAGTCTCGTCACTGATCTTGGCCTTGGGCGCTTCGGGCTCCGGTGGCGGAGCGACGTCGTGCGGCGCGGTGCCGGCGGCGTGCAGATCACCCGGGCCGGTGAACTTCTGGCCCCGCACACCCAGCACCGGCCCAATCTCGCCGTGCTCGTGTGTGATCAGAACGTCCTTATAGAGCAACGGTTTTCCGTCTGGCCCAATGATGCCGTCGCCGACTTCCCTTGCCGCTTGGGAGGACTTACCGAACCGCGCCTTGATCGCGTCGTGCGCTGCCTCCAACGCGTCCGGCCCGATGATCTGGCCGATGTCCTCGCCGTCCTGAAGTGTCGCCACTCCACAGTCACAGCCCGGATGGATCGGTGCGAGATCTCCGCGGTGATACCTCTGCGTTGCAGCAACGATGCACAGCCCACACGAGTGATCGCCGGTCAACACCCGCCGGTAGCCGGCAACGTGCGGCATGGCACTGAGCGCCGCTTGCGACGCGTGCGTCTTCGCCAGCTGCACGTCAGTGGCCGCGATGACGTTGAGCCGTCGCGCACCAGCGGACACGGCTTCGTCCAGCGTCTTGCCATCGTTGATCGCCTTGCGCACCACGACGAACGGGCGCGCGTACACCGTGTCAGGGTCTGCGTCACGGACGGCGTCACCGACGAACTTGTTCGGGTCCAAGGGCGGCAGCCGCACCGGTCGTCCGGTTTGGACCGAGTCCAACCGGGCAAGGTAGGCCCCTGTCAGGGTTGCGGTCGCCCGCTGTGCACCGGCCACGAGCGGAACGGCGGTGCGCACGAACTGCTGTGCCTGCGCGTCCCCGTAGGACGTCTGAGACGCCCACAACCTCGACAGCATCGCGAGCAGGTGTGTCCGTAGCATCGCCTGTGCTGTCGAGTACTGGGCGATAACGGCATCCGCGACGGTGGCGCTGTCCGGCATGACCGGCGCGGTAGCGGTCGGCGCGGACATAGCCGGCTACGTCCCCATCGGTGCGGCCGGCTGCCGCGGAGCCGACTTCGTGCCCGCGGCCAGGGCCGGCGTGGCGTTGGGGTCAACCGGGTTGCCTGAGCTGTCGACCGGGCCGCCCTTCGGTGCGAACGAGACGCCCCGGCTGCCCAGCTCGCCACCTTCGGGCACGGCCAGACTCGCGAGGCTAGACGAGAGCAGCGCATCGTGGGCCCGCTCCGCTTCCATGCGGTCAATCTCCGTGGGGGTCTTCCCCAGCATCTCCATGCGCGTCCGCCAAGGAACGCCCGCCGCCATGAGCTGCACACTCGCCGCGGCAAGCTCGGTCAGGGTGCGGAACTGAGGATCCTTCCAGATCACTTCACAGTTGGCCGGCACGTCGCGGCCCTGGATCTTGCCCGCGAGGCGGTACACCGATTCCCAGGACTCGCCGAATTCCTGTTCCCTCTCAACGACTTTCGACACCAGCCCAGTCTCTGCGGCCGAGAGAGCGTCTCCGGAAACCGAAATCAGCGCGCCCAGCAGGTAGTGCGGGGGCGTGCGCGTGATGGCGGCGATGTGCGTGACGTCGCTCTCCGTCGCCTTGATGATGGACGTCAGGTCCACCGGCGAGAACTCGCCGAATGCCGCATTGTCGTTGGGAGTCAACCAGATCAAGTCAGCGCCCGGGTCGAACACGTCTCGGACGTTGCCGTTCTCGTCTTCGACGTCAACGCCCTTGGCCCACCTCTGCCGGTACGCCTGCATGGCGCTGATCACCATGCGGTCCAGGACAACCGTGTTGATCCGGTCCTGAATGTCGGTGACGTCCTCATACTCGCCCAACGCGTGCCCGTACAGGTCCGGCCTGCACAGGAAGGGCACGACCGGCACCTGACCGAAGGGGTTCGCGGCAGTGCCGTCAGGTGCGTCGTCGGTGCTGTCCGACATCCACTTCGTTGCCTGCCAAGGGTTCTGGTCGGACACCAGGGACCTTGTGGACCGGTAGTAACAGATCTTGTCCGGCAGGTAGACCACGGCGAGATCACATTGCTGGACGTCATCGCGCCAGACCTTGAGCGCGGCCCGCACGTTGTACCGGTCGGTGGGGTCGGACTCGTGGATCACAAACCGCGGGTCTTCGCCGGTAATCAACGGCATGGGCTGCTCGCCGTCGTGGCGAGGGTTCGGCCACACGATGACGTAGGCGCGGCTCATGGTGATCGCAGCCCGGTGGACCAGACCACTGTTGGCGTCCAACCTGTTGGCCTGCCACCACATCCACGCCTGCTGATCCGCTTCGTCCGCGACTGCGGCCGCACTGGTCGCCCCCACCAGTGAGGTTCCCGTGTCGGTGGCGGTGCTGCCGCTGCGGAACCCCACCACCTTGATGCGCTCCAGCACGGTTTCCGCGACCAGGCCGGCATAGTTGGACCGCGCCAGCTTCTGCAACCGCTTGTATGCCTCGCGCATCTTGCGGTTGCCAAACGGCAACGGGTGATCGCCGGACCAGTACGAGTACAGCTTTTCCAGGCGGGGCCGATCGTCCGCGAGCGCCTGGCCCAGCCTGAGCAGCCACCAGTCCGGGGATCCAGCGGTCTTCGCGTCGGGGAGCACAGCACCCCCAGACCTCAGAACCGATAGAGCTTCTTGGACCGTGGCTTGCTCTTGCCGATCCCCTGGGCCACAGCGGATGCACGCGCTTCGTACGCGAGCACGGACGCCATCGCGGCGTCAATCTTGTTGGCAGACTTGGGATGCTCTTTCGCGATTGTCACACCGGACCGGCCCACACGACGGCGAGCGTGGAGCATGTGTCGTGTCAGGGTCACGTTGCCGTCGTGGCTGATCCGCTTCTCTAGCACCGCTTCGTGGAACCGTTCCAACGCGTCGGCCATCATCTTCGGGCGCTGCGTCCACCACTCGAAGGGGTGTCCGGGGCTGGCCTTCACCTGGACGCGGTCGCCGTACTTCCGTGTCCACGCGTCCACCGCGTCCTGCCAATGGGGTGGGTCCGCGAACAGGGCAACCACGGTGAACCGCTCGAACGCTGCGCCTACTGCGGCGTGTATCGCGTTGCGGTCGACTTGCCAGCCTTCGCCGGTCGGGCCGGGTGGCTTTTCCTGGATTGCCAACAACTCCAGGTGCGCATCTTCGAGCCTGCACGCGACCAGCGCGGTTGAGTCTTCCCTGATTGCGCCGTCGAAGCCCAGCGCGATCATGTCGCCGTCGTACAGGCTGCGCGTCGGATCGGCGCACGCGGCCCACTCTGGTTGCGACAGCCATGAGTCTTGCGCGTGCGTGATCTGGTTCAAGAAGTCGGCCCGCAGCGTCTGCACGTCATTGGACGGATCCCAGAAGTCCGCAACCAGGCGGTCAATCGGGCTCCAGCCCGGCGCACACGCGGGCTCGTGGATCAGGCAGCCGTCCGGGTGGTCCGACGAATCGCCGTACGCCCACCGCAACCCGGCCACGAGTGAGTCCCGATCGGACGGATTGGTGTCCGGGGGTGCTTCACGGTGGTCGTACAGCAGGCCGTCATCCCGGGCCCGCCCTTCCCGGATCGTGGCCCAGTATGCGGCGCTGTTCTCCGCAACCGAACCCTCGCCGGGGATGTAGGCGTTGGGGGACTCGATCGTGCTTCCGCCCAGCTTAGCCGCGTTGATCCGCATCGTTTCGGCCAGCCGGATTCCGCCGTTGGACTTCGTCCATTCTTCGGTCTGGTCCAGGATGGCGAACAGCGCCTTGTTGCCCTTGATCGACGCGGGCGAGCTGGTGACCGGCTCGATTCGCCCGCGGCGCGGCAAGTTGACGAACGTATCCAGCGCTTCCAGGCCGGGGTACGCGTCCAGCACCGGGCCGTCCCGCAGCATCTCCAGCAGCGGCACCCAGCTGTTCTTGGTCTGCCTCTCGCTGACCGCGGCCACCTGGACGAGTGGCGTGCGCACCTCGGACCAGGGCTTGCCGACTGGTTGCCCGTCCGCGTCCCAGCCGTCCGGCACGACCGGGCCCAGCGCTTCCACACACGCGATGGCGGCGAGAAACGGGGACTTGCCCCAGCCGCGCGGCCGGCTGATCACGCCCCGGCGGATGCGACGACGTCCGGTGTGCGGGTCAAGTTCGTAGTACCGCAGCACAAACGAGGCTTGCTCGCGCGTCAGGATCAGCGGTTCGTACTCGGCGCGGTCCGGTGCGGCGAGGTAGTCCGTGATCCAGTCCAGCACGACCCATCCGAGCGTGGGCACCTCGCCGGGCTCAGTGGGACGCCACGGCACCGGCTACGCCTGATCGCCACCGGACACGGCGCGCAGCGGCCCGTAGCGCTCACGGCTGCTGCCGCCCTTCGCCGCGCGCTTGTCGTCCTTCTCGTCCGCGTCAGCAACCTGGATCCGCAGGCGTGCACGATCCTCGGGCGTGGCACCGAACTTCGCCATCCGCAGCCGCAGTTCCGCGGCAAGATTGAACGTGCGCTTGCGCATGAATTCGTTGTGCATCACCGCGCACGCTTCCAGCTCCGCCCAATCGACGGCCGGCAGGTTGGCCGCGAGCGGCGACGTGCACCAGCGGGCCCACCACCGCAGCGTGGCCGGGTGCCAGACGTCGCCGTCCCGCAACAGGTCATCGGGCAGCGGCATCGGGGCCAACGGCTCCGCAGCGATGTGCGTGGTCGGAATCGGGTCCTTGTTGCCGCGGGCCCGGCGTCGCGGGTCCTTCGGGGCTGGCCCCCTGCCGGGCATGTGATCACTCTCCCGTGTCGGGATCGGCACCGCGCCATGTCGGCACGTGCCTGGTGGTAACGGGGGCAGGATTCGAACCTGCGACCTCTGGGTTATGGGCCCAGCGAGCTACCGAACTGCTCTACCCCGCAACGATGTTCACGGCGTGCGCCTTGCGCCGCGGTCAGCGATCTGGGCCGCTAGGCGGCGTGCAGCAGCTCCGCGATCAGCTCGCCCAGGTTCGCGAGCGTGACGGGCGCAGCGCGCCACCGGCGGCCGGTGACGGTCACGTGCCGCCCGGTGCCGTAGATCTCGATGGACCGGAGTCCGTCCCGGATACGCCGGCCCTGGTGCAGGTAGCCACGGCCCCAGACATGCAGGCCGGTGCCGGACGGGGAGACCTCAACCCAGGTGGCCGGGCAGCGCGCCAGGATCGCCTCAGCCCACGGGGCCAGCTCGCCGCCGGTGATGCAGTGGTCCAGGTCGATCACCACGTGCCCGCTGCCGTCCAGTACGTAACCCCGGCAGGCCAGATCACGTACAGCCGCATACGGCGACCACGTGCGGGGATCGTTGACCAGGGCCACCCATCCGTCCGGTTGCAGCGGGACGCGGTACCCGGGCTTGTGCGTCACCCACTGCGGCCGGGCGCGCAGCTCCGCGGGGATCGTCACGCGGTTGCCGGCAGCGCGGCACCGGGGCGAGCAGTACCGGGCATGGCGACGGGCGCGCACCGACAGCTGCTTGCCGCAGCACTCGCACGGTCGCCCCTTCGTCACGCCTTACAGCCTACCGACCGCGTACGCTTTCAGGGCTCTGACCAGTGCAAACGTGATGTCACGAAGTTGTCGCCGGCTGGTTTGTCCACTGCCGTGTCCCGGGTGCGGATCAGCAAAGGCGGCCGGCGATCGGCCGGCACCGGGCGCACCAGGGGGCGGTTACTCTCCGCCATCCAGACCCGTCGCCGGGCCCAGGCGCAGCATGACCCGGTGTCCCTCCGGGCCCCCAAAGGGGGTGCATGGTACCCCCTAGTGCAACCCACCGCAAGAGGTAGGACCAAGATTTTCCGGGGTCTTTTCGGGGTGTGAGCCCGGCTCACGTCGCGATCACGCCGGGGTGCCGCTCCGCGGTGCGCTTCTCGCGGAACCGCCACCGCATCGCCGCGCCTTCCGCGGCTGACTTGGCCTGGTGGTGCGGCCGGCACAGGCTTCGCAGGTTCTGCGGCGCGTCACTGCCGCCCATGTGCGGCGGCACGATGTGATCCACGTCGTCCGCTGGTCCCGTGCAGCGCACGCCGTTGTCCAGCCACGTGCATCGGTGGCCGTCACGCGCCTTGATCGCGGGCACGATGCGCCGGTGCCAGTCGCTCGGTAGCTGGCTGCGCCGCGTGCTGCCGGACCACTGGCCGCTCATGGCTTCGCACGCTCGGTTGCGGCAGCGGGACCATGCGGCACGTGCCCTAGGTGGTCCATGCAACGGCAGCCGTCTGCGGGCCCCCACGACGGGCAGACGCTGGTGACGCTCGCCTGGTGCCCGCACGGTCGGTTCTGCCAGCCAGACTCATCACAGCCGCACTGGTGCGGGACGTGCCACTCCGTCACGCGAGCCCGGCACTGGTCGCAAGCCAGGTATGGGTTAGCGAACGCAGTGCTGACGTGTGTGCGGGTGCGGGTGGCAACGGCGGGCGGTGTCACGGCTTCTTGCCTTCGGCTGCCTTGGCGGCGAGTTCCGTGGGGGCGTGCCCTGCCGGTGCGCCGGTCGCTCGCATGTGGAGGTTCTGGCAGTAGCCATGGACCTTGTCGGGCGGTACGCCTGCCTTTGACGTGAGCACGATGCACCGGTCATAGTCGCCGGGCTCGCCCCAACGTATGGCCGCACCGCCTGCGCCGGTGGTCCAGTAGCGCTTCAGACGCTCAGTGTCTGCCGGGTGCCGTTCAGCTCCGCCGGTGTCGACCACGTGCGCACCTCCCCTGGTGGAAGTGGTTGTGTGCCAACAGGTGTGGTGCCGATGAGTGCAGCAGCCGTGACCCGCTGCGGCGTCCGCGACAGCGACCGTGGTTGCCGCCGGTGGCCGCTGGCGACGCCGTAGCCTCCCCGATCGCGGCTGCTGCACTTCTCGGTGTCGCCGTCAGCCGGCGAACGTCAGAACGAACTAGGACGGGCCACGGCTCGGACCAGCGCCATGATCCCCAGCTGTAGCTGCGTCCGGCCGATGGAAACCCAGCGCTGGTCTACGTTGTCGGTCGCCTGGACTGTCCCGATCAGGTAGTCCAGCCGATCACCCTCAGCCTTGACCAGGTTCATGAGGTCAACCTCAGCCTGTGACAGGTCCCGGTAGCCGGTGATCTTTCGGTGCTGATTGTCCACTGTGGCAATGCTTTCTGGTTGTCAGTCGGTCGGACGCCAGACGAAGTGACCTTCCCCATCACCCGGGCCGATCGACGTAGCCCACAGCACGTCATTGCCGTCCAACAGAACTTGCCCGTTGACGGCGGACTGCGGCGTGGCTCCCCAGACGCGCGTGATCACCATCGGGTAGACATCCCCGGCAGACACGCGATTGCCCGTGTAGATCTGGCTGCCATCGGTTGCCGCGGTCACGTTCCGCGTCGCATCCGTGCGACGGCCGTTGATCGCCTGGGCGTTGCCGTCAGACAGCGTGTAGAGCACGACATCGCCGACTGCGGGCACACGATCAGTCGCAAGAGGCACAGTGTTGTCCTGTGGTTGGGGGACGCGCAGCAGCGCGGCCACTGTGGACCGAATCCGGGCTAGGGCGGACTGCATGAACTGGGCCACGACTCACCCACCTATCCGAGATGCAGCCGCACGCCGAGTAGCCACAGGATGAGAAGCACTGTGGCAATGGCGATCAGAACGGCGAGCCACCGCGGCAGCGGCATGGGGCACCCCCTACACCTTTGCCACGCCAACGGTGGGCGTGCCCGAACTGATTACCTTCACGACGGTGCCGCCGGACGTCGGCGGATGGATCTCTTTGCTGCCAGCCACTGCGGGCAGGTAGTAGCAGTTGCTCCCGCCCACTGTCGGCGCGCTGCCGTCAACGGTGGCGTACACCGCGGCGGCCCCATCGGTGATGACCTCGACCACGTCCACGTCATCCGCGAAGTCCACTTCGGACACCTGACCCGCAGTGAGCGTGATCCCGTATGCCCCGATTTGTCCCGCCTGCACAGTCGGCACCGGCCCGCTCCTCCCGGGCGTCAGCCCAGCATGATGAGCGGCTTATAGCCGCCGGTGGACAGTCCATAGGTAGCCGGGTCGATCGCCCCGGGCCATGCGGTGATGCCGTTGTTGTAGAAAGCTTGCCGGGAACTGTCCACGAGCGTCGTGGACGTCACGGTGTAGTGCATCACCGGCGG